GTATTATATCAAGCCAGAATAAATCCTGTATTGACTGAAAGAGGTCAAGGTACTTTGTTATTTGGTGATAAAACTGCTTTGGCAAAACCAAGTGCTTTTGATAGAATTAATGTTAGAAGACTTTTCATTGTTCTTGAAAAATCAATTGCAATTGCTGCTAAATATATGTTGTTTGAATTTAATGATGCAACTACTCGCAATTTGTTCATCGGCATGGTTCTTCCATTCCTTCGCGACGTTCAGGGCAGAAGAGGTATTCAAAGTTTCAAAGTAGTTTGCGATGAAACGAACAATACTAATGAAGTCATTGCGAGTAATAATTTCGTTGCCGATATATATATTCAACCTAATTATTCAATTAACTTTATTACATTGAACTTTGTTGCTACTCGTAGTGGTGCAGCATCATTTACTGAAGTTTAATTTAGTATAAATATAGTTATGAGGGGATTTTGAATCCCCTCCTTTACCAATTAATTTAATTACAAAGAGGATATTATTATGGCTGCTGTGGCAAATATTTCGGCTTTTAAAAGTCAATTACAAGGAGGCGCAAGACCTAATCAGTTTAGCGTTGAAGTTTCTTTTCCACCTGGGGTTACTAATGCGTGGACCGCAGTTGCCCCTTTACAAGCAGCATTTTTAGTACATGCTGCGTCTATTCCTGCAAGTTCAATTCAACCTGCAAATGCGCCATATAGAGGTCGTGATGTATATTTGGCTGGTGAAAGAACTTTTGCACCTTGGACAATTTCAATTTATAATACTGAATCATTCTCTTTGAGAAATGCTTTTGAATCATGGAGTGAAATGATTAATGGTAATGCTTCAAATCAAGGCAAAACTTCTCCAAGTCAATACCAAGCAGATTTGGCGGTGATACAATACGATCGCAACAATTTGGCATTAAAGTCATATAAGTTTGTTGATGCATTTCCTTTGGACATAGGACCCATAGAAATGGAATTTAGCAAAAACAACGTCATTGAAAGTTTCCAAGTGACGTTCGCTTACCAGTACTGGGTAAGCAACACCACTGGGTCTTCTGGATTAGGGTTAGGTCTTTCAACCCCACTGGGAGTTTTCCAACTTTAATTTGAATATGATGTGGCTACTGGCTGGTAGCCACATCTAATCCTAGAACATCTTTTATATATAATTCAGTATATCCACTCTTCATAATTGGTTCACCAGTGTAACTAAATTCTTCATATAGTTTATGTAAACGAAATTCTTCGTTATATGCATCTTTACCATTTTCAAAATAAAGTTCTTGTATAATTATAGGGGTATATTCTTTAGATACTTTCATAGTTTGTATGCGGGTTTTAACTTTACTATTTGTAATTCCAATTTTATATAAATTTCCAAATTTTATGTAATATAAATATGCAGGTTTATTTGGATCAAAATGAGTTATAGCACAAGATGGACATCCTCTATTATTTAAATGATTATTAGCTTTTTGTTCAAATATACCATGTTCTTTACATATAATAGTAACCTTCAATCTACTCTTAATGTAGTTAGATAATGAATAATCGTATTTATCTCCATGAACTAACTTAGCTCTTTCTATAAATTGTTTATTATTTATTTCACATCTTTTTATAGTTTTTAAAGTTTTACATTTTTGACAACCCTGACCACTTAAATGGTTATGGGGTAATTGTTCAAATTCACCATGAATTCTACAAATTATAGTAACCTTATCTCTAGCGGTAATATAATTTACCAATGAATAATCAAACTTATCCCCATGCGCATTTATTGCACTATTTAAAAACTGTTCCGTTGTTAGTTTTACACTCATTTTCAATCACCAAATTTTTTAATATAAATACTATTATACACCTATTTATATAAATCTGTCAACCTTAATTAAAAGAGAGAATATTATGGCACGTAATAAATCAAGATTCAGCTCAAAAAATAAATCTTATGGGATAGACCTTGGTAATAGCCAAGAGGTAAAACCAGCTAGTCCTGTGCAAGGGATAAACGATGACGGTGCCTCCTATGCCTCTTCAATTTCAAGCTATTTCGGGGCAAGTTCTATCAACATGGATGGGAATGGTTCTTCTGATAGGGATTTGTTAAAACGCTATAGGACTATGGCCCAATATGAGGAGATAGACTTAGCAATTGATAATATTTGTAATGAGGCCATCGTATACGATTCTGCCATATATCCTGTCAATCTTAATCTCGACAAACTTCCTGTTTCGAAAACACTCAAAATGAAAATCTTTGAAGAGTTCAAAAATATTTTGAACCTCCTCGAATTTGATGAGAAAAGTTATACCATATTCCGTAGATGGTTTATTGATGGACGAATTTATTATAATATTATCGTAGACCCAAAAAATCCTCAAAATGGTATTATAGAATTGCGACCAATTGATGCGCTTTGTATGAAAAAGATGAAGGAGATACATAAAGAAAAAGATACAAATGGTGTAGAATTTGTTAGAGAAGTTGATGAATACTTTCTATATTCTCAACAAGGTTTTGTAGCAGGTAATCAAAATCCTGTAAATGCTTTGCAAGGGGTTAAATTTAATGTTGATGCAATTTTGACAGCCAATTCTGGTATTATTGATGAAACTACTAAACAAATTCTGAGTAATCTTCATAAGGCAATTCGCCCAGCAAATCAGTTAAGAATGTTGGAAGATGCTGTAGTAATATATAAGATCACTCGCGCACCAGAACGCAGAATATTTTATATTGATGTCGGAAACCTTCCAAAATTAAAGGCTGAAGAACATTTGCGAGATGTTATGAATCGGTACAGGAATAAAACTGTATATGATGCTGCAACTGGTGAAGTAAAAGATGATAAAAAATTCATGACAATGCTTGAAGATTATTGGATGCCGCGAAGGGAAGGTGGTCAGGGAACGAAAATAGACACCCTAGATGGTGCAAGTTCAGGTTTTACTGATATGATTGATGTAGGGTATTTTCAGACCAAATTGCTACATGCTTTAAATGTTCCAATGAGTAGATTACAAAGTCAAACTGGATTTAATATGGGAAGAAGTTCCGAAATATCCAGAGATGAAGTGTTATTTGGTAAATTCGTCCATAGGCTGCAAAAACGATTTTCATTCTTGTTCATGGATGCGCTACGTACCCAACTTGTTCTGAAAGGGTTGATTGCAGAAAGTGATTGGGATTACATTCGCAGAATGATAACAGTAACTTACGAAGCAGACTCGTACTTCGAAGAACTAAAGAACAATGAAATAATGGCTACTAGAATACAATCCGCAATGGCACTGGAGCCTTTCGTCGGAAAATATTATTCACATGATTATGTAAGAAAACACATATTCCTACAAACTGATGAAGATATTGAAGAACAAGATCAAATGATTGTTGCGGAATATTCAAATGAAATTTTGTATCCTCCGCAAGCAAGTTCCGATGAACTTTCTGGAGCACCAACCGATGATGCCCCAGGATCAGAACCAGACCCAAGTGGTGCAGGAACTGATAAAAGCAAAAGACCAAACGGTGATACCGGAAAAATTACACTTGCGGATATGGAGCACTCCATGAGTAAGCAGATGATCGCCGTTCAAAATGGTAAAGTATTGAATATTACTAAAAATGGCCGCATAATCGCACAGGTGAAACCTATAACATCTGAAAGTTTAAATGAAGGATATGATTCATTAAGATTGGCTAATATAGATAGTATAGAAAATCTTATAGAATGTATGGAATCCGATGAAATACTATCCTTAAGTAATAATGGCATTGCTGTTGCAACAATTGAGAAATATTAATATAAATATAGTTAGGGAGATACTACTAATACCTCCCAACTTAGCTACGGATACTAAGGTGTCCTATATAATACTATTTATACGGAGAATAAAATGAAAAAATGTTCAGTGTGTGGTATAGAAAAGAATAAAAGTGAATTTAGTAAACGCAAAACAAGTAAAGATGGGTTGCGTGGTAATTGTCGAAGTTGTGGAACAAAATATTATTATGAAAATAAACAAAAATATGATGAATATAGGGAAATACATAAGCAAGATATGCAGGACTATAACAAAGAGTATTGTATAAAGAATAAAGAAGCGTTAAATGAAGTTAGTAGAAATTATTATGCTACACATAAATCCGAAGCAAATGAATATGTTAAAAGACGAAAAGCAATAGACCCATTATTTAAATTAGCTGGCGATATTAGGAGTTTAATATGTATAACTATACGCAATGGAGGTTTCAAGAAATCATCTAAAGCATGTGATATATTAGGCTGTACCTTTTCAGAATTTTATTTCCACATAGAATCCCAATTCCAATTGGGTATGTCTTGGGAAAATCGTGCCGAATGGCATTTTGATCACATTTATCCAGTGTCAAGAGCCTTAAACGAAGAACATCTAATTGCTCTTAATCATTACACAAACTTCCAGCCGCTTTGGGCTGCTGATAATGTTCGCAAAGGTAATAAACTTCCAGAAAATATTTTATATAAATACTAGTATAACCATTATAAACGAGAGGAACTTAAAATGTCAGTAACAAAATCAACACCACTTCACATATTCATTAAAGAATTTCTTGAAGAATCTAAAGGTAAATATGCTAATAGGTCTAAACGTAAACTTATAGAACTGGCCAAGACCACCTACAAGCAAAATCAAATTGAAAAATCACTTCCAAAAAATGACGGTGGAACACAAAAAGATGTGGATGATATAAATAAAGCATATTCTCGTAGCAAGAAAGAAGGCGATGATCTAAAACAAGAAATCCAAAAAAGAAATTCTACTAAAAAAGTCAAAGAAGAAGTAGAACCCCTAGACGAAATTTCTCGCAAGACCCTCGGTAATTATGTAAAAGCTGCCTCCGACGAAATTCAAGACCAAGTAAGCGGAAGTTCATTTAAAAGTGGTAAGGCTGGAGATTTATACAATAAATCCGAAGATACTGCGAAAACCTCAAAAAGACGTAAAGGAGTTGAAACTGCCATGAATAAATTAACAAAAGAAGACCTCGACGAATCACTTCCAAAAAATGATACTGGAACACAAAAAGATGTGGATGATATAAACAAAGCATATTCTCGTAGTAAAAAAGAAGGTGATGATCTAAAACAAGAAATCCAAAAAAGAAATTCTACCAAAAAAGTAAAAGAAGACCTCGACGAAAAGGCTTCAGAAAAACAAGCGCAACATGTTGCTGACGCAATTCATAGCGTAAAGGATGCTGATCCAATTTCGAAGGAAAAGCATATGGCATACTTGAAAGACAATCTGCATCCAGATGATTATGCACATATCGAAAGACTTTTGAAAAATGAAGAATTTGAAGCATTGGATGAATTATCAAAAGAAACTTTACAATCATATGTGGGTAAAACATTAGATAAATCTACAAAAGGCTCTATGAAAGATGAAAAAATTATAGGCGTTGCAAGAGCAGCAAATAAGATTGCCAAGAAAATTAAAGCAGAAGAATTTGAAGAATTAGTTAATGCTGTATTAACATCCACCAATGAATCAGAAATAACTATTGCTTTAGACAATCTGTTTATGTTTGAGGGAAGTAAAGAAGATATTATGGCAAAAGGCTCTATATTTAAAGGACAAGGTGCATTAGGAGTCAATCAGAACACTGGTGTATTAGCTACACTAATGACACATAGCGTTGCTGATGCAATTGATAAGCTACTACCGAAACGGGCTGCTGAAAAAGAAAAAGCACGTATGGAAAAGAAATTTGGCGCAAGAGATGCTGCAAAATCTGCAAATGATGCTGTTAAGAAATATATGACAAGAAATGAAGATTTCTTCGAAGCTATTTCCGAGGACAAATTAGGCGATGCCAAAAACATTCTCGAAAGCATTTTCGCAGAAAAAGTTTCAAATCGTTTGAAAAGTTTGAAGGAAGAAGTTGCAATTGAATATGGTAAAGCAGAAGTATCCGAAGCAAGAAAAGATGCAGCAAGCCCATACCACAATACCTATAGAGAAGCATTAGAAGCAGGATATAAACATGCTGCAAGTAAAGGTTTTGATGTTCATGATGAAGACACAAGTACAACTCATGTAGACCCTAAACCAAGTACTGGCACAACTAAAAGTATGCATTTTAGATTATTGAAGAATGGCGTAGAGCATAAAAAACAACTTCATGTTCAAGTATATCGTAGAGAAGGTGGGAATAACTCTTCAAACTACGAAACAAACCATTACATTTCATAAGGAGAATAAAAATGGATGATATTTTTGAGGGTATAATTCCACCGATAGATTTTAAATTGAGTGAGTTAAAACCACTAATTAATAAAGATAAAATTAGTGGTAAAAGCATTAATCCATCGCAGCCAATTTTAGTTGGTAAGCATAAAGATGGTAGTTTATATGTATCAGATGGCAATCATAGGTATCACGAAGCGGTTGCTAGGGGGGATACTACCATAAAGGGATATCACGAACCAGAATCTGATAAACCATTAACAATAAAACAAGCATACAAAAAAGCCAGTGAGACTAATGAATCTATGAATGATATTTTTGCGAACATTGAATCAAATGATTTGGAAGCAGCACGAGAAGCTTTAAATGCTTCTCTTTCCGCCAAAGTTTCCGATAAATTAGACGCAATGAGAAAAGAAATTAGTGGTGTACTTACCAAAGAAGGACTTGATGAAACTTTCAAAAGGTATAAAGAACCAACTGATTTACAATTAGTTGATACTCATACTCATGGAAAAGTTCAAGCAAAAGTTTATAGTGGATATAATAGATACCATGTAAAAACGGTGGTAAATGGTAAGCATTACGATCATTTGGACTTTTCTTCTGATAATAAAGATGAAGCAACTGCGCATGGTAAAAAGCAACTTTCAAGAATAAATAATGAGGAAGTAATATCTTAATTATTCATATAAATAATAATAAACAAACTAAAGGAATAAAACCATGAGAAAATTAGTTACATTTATTTCGCCATCCGTAACAGATTTAACAGCCGATGCAATATCTCCTTCAACTGTACGGTTGGATTGGGTTTTACCAGTTGATAGTAAAGCAGTTGATTACTATAAAATATATAGAGATGGTGTACTAATTGGAACTTCTACAACAACAACATATGATGATACTACGGCTACAGCAGTACATAATTATACGTATGGAGTAATATCTGTAGTAAATTATAGGGTTGAATCGGCAATAGTTACTGTAGTAAATCATGCAATAGTACCAACTGTTCCAGTTCTAACAGTCACTGTTATTTCTGGAACCCAAATAAATTTATCATGGACTGTCGCAACAGTTTCTGGTGGTACTGTTGTTGCATACAAACTACGTAGAGATGGAGTTATAATTAATGGTTCTGCAAATGCACTATCATATATTAATACTGGATTAACTCAGAATACAAATTATTCTTATACAATATCATCAGTTGATGATATCGGTAACGAAAGTGCGCAATCCCTTCCAAAAACAGCAAAAACATTTGATGCTGCCCCACCTACAGTACCCACTGGATTAACAGCAACTGTAGTATCAACAACTCAAATTAATTTAAAATGGAATGCCTCATCCGACAATGTTGGTGTTACTGGTTATAAGTTATATAGAGGAGCAACATTAATAAATGGTTCTGGCAGTGCATTATTTTATAATGATACAGGGCTAACTCCAGGAACAGCATATTCATATACGGTATCTGCATTTGATGCACGTAATAATACAAGTGCAGCATCTGCTGCTGTAGTTGCAACAACAGATAATTTAATAGTTGGAAAAGATTATACAATG